AACATCTTCAGTATACATATCTTTGAAAATGATTGAGTTGTCTAGGTCAATTTCAGATTCGTCTTCAATAGGAATTAGTTGTAGTCTTCCTTTGAATATATCTGCTTCATATAAGTCACCTTCATCATTTCTGAAGTATAAACTTGGGCATTCATGAATATTATAAAATCTAGATCTTATTTGATCTTTTAATACAGGAACTTTACGAGGTGTACCATCTACATCATATATTAACATTTCTTCTACTAATAAATCATCTTCAATAACTTCATAGTTATGATGTTTTTTAATGTATAATGATAAATCTTTTCCTATATATTCATTATCTAATATTCTTATTTTTATTTCTTTAGGACAAGGTAAGAATACATCATTTATATCAACTAAACTTAAACCACCTTCAGCTAATGTTTTTCCTTTACCATCATCTTCAGTGATTTCTATTTTAACAACTCCATTATCCATTTTGAATTGATATACCATTTTCTTATCCATAGATCTAACTTTATTTGTAAGATAACCGTTTATAGAGTCAACTTTATTAAATTTAGCTTTATTATTTTCCATATCAAATTGATAGAAATTATTATCATCACTTTGTAATGCTAGGAAGAATGCGTTATCTGCAATTTCCATTTCATCGTCAGTGTATATCTCTATTAATCCATGGTCTAATATAGCTAATTGGAAATAACCGCTATCTGTTTCAGTTATAACATAGTCTAATATAATGTCAGATTCTATATCATCCATATGGAATTTAACTGGTAATATTATTTGATAAGCGTCTGTAGGTAAATATTTGCCTGTAGCTTTATCAACTATAAATAAGTCATTATAAAGAGTTTTGTTTCTTACAGCAAAATCACCTATATTAATTCTAATTATATCAGTTAAATTTCTAGCTCTAAATGGTATTTCTTTTTTAACATCTGTAACTTTTTCTATTTCTAATACAGTATCAGGTTGAACTAGTTCACAAGGTATATAAACGTAGTCTAACATATCAGTTCTAAATACTTGAATTTGTTCTTGATATCTAGTACCATCGACATGAATTATTATCTCATCATACATACCTCTAAAGTCATTTCTGAATACGAACATGTACATATCTTCTTCAAATTCAGCGTAAGTTAATTTAGTATCTTTATTATCTTTTCTTTTTCTTAAACTTAGGTCTATTTTAGAAACATCCACGTAGTAATAATTATTTCCTAATCCTAAGTTTCTTAAATAACGTTTAAAGTTATTTGGGTCAGCTTTAATGAATTCTCTCATCTTAGCTATTTTATATCTGAAGTGATCATCGTATTCTTCAGACTTATGATAGTTATCGATTGTATAATCTACTACAGTAGGATCAAAATCTCTAACCATTGGATTTATTGTACCATTTTTATATTTTTCAAGATAATCTGGTACGTATTTATGATATGCTGCTAACATATCTAAATGCTTAAGTTGATTATATTTATTTTCATAATAGAATACGTATACATATAAATCAGTCACTTCTATTATTTCATCTATATTTTCTATAGAATAAACGTTAGGATAATAATGAGTAACTTTAGCATCATGAATAAATTTACCAGTTATATCTGTAACTAAACAGTTCTCTACAGCAACTGGATAATCTTGCATTGGTATTTCGAACCATTTATTACCTTTTTGAATAGGTATTCTATCTAAAAGATGTCTTAAAGGAATTAATGTTATATCTGTTGCAGTATTGTTAGGATTAGTTCTTATCATCTCATTTACATCATCATTATTTATAAATAATCCAGTATCCGTAAGTTCACCAGAAGTAGCTACAGAACTAACTGAATCAACATGATTCATATAAATTAATGAATTATTGTAATCTATATGTTCTGGTAAATTAAGGTTTCTTAAAGGAATACCTGTAGAATTATTTAATGTTCTTATTCTATATGCGTTAGTTGATATATTTTTAATTCCTATATTAGGTATAAAATATATTGTAACTCTTGCATCGTTTTCTAAGAATTTTCTCATAGCATCGATAGTTATACCTTCTTTAGAAGGTAGTTCTTGACAATTTATTACAAGATAAGTTTTATCTTCTTTACATAATATTTGGATACCTCTAAGATATAATGTACCATCGATAAATAATAAGAAAGTAGAATCGAATAAATCTGGTCTATTTTTTATATCATCGAAAGATAATTCTTTTTCATATAATTCCGATCTCTTATATGCTAGACGTTTACCTACATTTATAAATTCATGCTCTAAGTAGAAAACCCATTTTCTAGGAACTAATGTGTAAGTATGATTAACTTTATTAGTTCTATAAATTTCTCGCATTCCGAAATCAAATCGTCTATATCCAGTAGAATCTAATTGGAATTTTCTTAGATATTGGAACGCTGACATTTTTGATTCTTCTATAGATTTTTCTACTGTATCTAAATCAAAAGTGTTATTTTTATAAGCGTCATATCTAAATTGATATCTCTCTATATCCATATTAAAGCCTCCTTTTTAAAATAGTTTTTATCCTTAATAGTTTGTTTTTTGAGTAGTTGGAGAAAGGGTTGTTAAAAATTATATAGTATATAACAAAATAATATGAAAGAAAATAATTAAATGGAGGTAATTGAATATGAGTGAAAAAAGAGATATGAAAGAAGTAATAGAAAAAGCATTAAAGGAAGTGTTAAAAAAACATAAAGAAATAAACCATACAGAAGAGGAAGAGGTTGAAGAAGAGGTTGTTATAGAACCTTTTATTTTAATAGATTCAGAGTTAGTTGAAGAAATAGGAGAAATACAAGAATTTACAAATTTATCAGATATAGTTCATCCTGAAGCATGCCCTTCAGTAGAAATACATGAAGAAGACATAGTTCCAGATGAATTCAAGGATTCATTTGTATCAACAGAGGAATTATTAGATATAGCAGATGAAATTAAACCGTTAGATGCTGATAATATAATATTATGTGATGTAAGTGGAAATGAAAGAATTTTAGTTAATGGAGAGAACTGTAATATAAGAAGAATTCCATTATTAAAATTAGTATTATTAACACCACCAAACTTACAAATATTAGATGACATAATGATTAATGGTAATCTAGAAAGTGTTGGTGAAATAGAATTGAAAGTTGTATTTAATATTGACGGACAATATATAGTAATTAATAGTGATATACAATCATTAATAACAGTAGGTTTATTATCAGTTCTTGAAGATGATGACGAAGACGTTATACCAACTTATTCTTGTTCTCCAGTTGAATGGAGAGGAATAGTTAGTAAGATAACTCTAGAAGAACTTGAATCTATATTAAATAATTAAAGGAGTGAACTAATATGTTAGAATTTTTATTATCATTAGCATTAATGGTTTTATGTGCATTTGTTGCACATGAGGGTGTGAAAGTAGGGAATGATAATTTTCCAGATTTAAACATGAGTCCTAATTGGTCTGCTGTTATAGGCTTTATATTTGGTGCTTCAGGTTTAATAGCATTATTATTATATGCAGTATTAAAAATAATGATTAAACGTATGATTAAACATTAAAACAAATAATCTATCATATAAGCATATGCTTATATGATAGATTATCTTTTATTCATTTTCATAATACTCATCTAATCCTTCTTTTATTTCTTTTCTTATATCATTTTCATTTTCTCTCATCATTTTTGATTTCTTTGTTTCTACAACTCTATTATTTATTATATCATCTCTTAACTTTTTCAACTCACATAAATATTTTTTATTGTTGGATAACCTAATTAAACTTTCTATAAAATATAAATCATTATTTCTTGGTAATTTATGTTTTGCTGCCAATTTACATAAAGCTTTTCCAGCCTGAACTGAACTTACATGTGAATGACATTCATAACCTGATTTTGTATTTACTACAACAAAACCTCCATCAGTTGTTTTTCTAACAACGAACTGATCGTATCTATAAACATAGTTATTCATATCAACCTACTCCTTAAAAATATTTATGCAGGATGGGAGCATAGCCCATCCTTCTATTTAAATTTTTTATACTAATACTACATAATCTCCTGATAGGAATCCTTGTTTTCCATTAAAGATAACTCCAAACCATCCATCTAAGCAATATCCAACTGTTATAACATCACCTTTTTTGAATTGACCTAAAATTGTATTATAGTTTCCACTTCCAGGTCTTCCTGCTCTAACATTTAAGCTAGAAGCTGTAACTTTAACCTTAGCATTATAAGTTCCATTTTTCCATGGTTTACCTGTAGAAGGTAATTTAGTTGGTTGAGTTGTTTCTTTAACAGGTTCTTTAGCAACACTTGGAGCTTTATAAGTTATACCAAAATGTTCGCATATTCCTTTTAATGTTGCTTCACATAATAAATCTCTTTTGTTTTTTAATAAAGCCACTCCTGCTTGATTAGTATAGAATTCATATTCGATTAACCATTTATAATTTATTTTCAATCGGATTCGCTACTATCCGACCCGTCTTTACAAGACTGCTCATACTTTCATATGAGATAAGACTATATCACTTACCAATAGGTAAATCTTCCACTTCCATTCGCTTGAATGTACTCTCTTACGAGATAGTCGTTGAACCTTTATAATTATTCATAGTATATTTTAAATCCATATGTTGTAGGTCTTATTCCTGCTAAAACTTTATCTATTGACGTTTTAGCTGTTTTAAACGTCCCCTTACAAAGTCCAGTTTCTATAAACCAATGAGCACAATCTGTTATACTATCAAATCTTCTAACAAATTCATCTGTATGCTTATCATATAAAACGATTGGTTTTTTAAGATATTCTGAACCATTCATTTTATCTTTAACTTTTTCCCAATGATTGTTTATATCCATTATACCATTATTTATGGCATGATTTGTATTTTCTTTAGCTGTACACCATTCGAGATTTTCTACCGTATTATTAGTTTTATCACCATCAATATGATTTACAAAAGGTTTATTTTCTGGATTAGGTATAAATGTTTCAGCAACTAATCTATGAACTCTAAATCCTTTAGAAACACCATTGACTTGAATATGAACATAATAGTATCCATTATTAGGTTGTAAAATTAATGATAATATTCTTTCTCTACTTTTTCCACTACGTCCTTTGTTAACAACGCTTTGTTGATAAGCGTATGGTTTAATATTTTTAACTCTACCTAAATTAGATACCATCGTATTTTCTAAATACGGATGATTTTTCCATATCTCTTCCATGTTATACAACACTCCCTTTTAAATGAAATTAAAGATATGTTATATTTTTATTGAATAATTATACTTGGCTGCGGATTGCCCAATCTTAAACCTTTTTACTATACCTAGGGTAATTATTCCTAGCCACTATAATATCACTATTATAGTTTAGTAGTTTAAGCTCTAAGGGTGTTCCCGAACAATTTAAGTAGTTTAAAGACTACAACGTGACCATTTTATAGTCTCCACCTAACTGTTTAAGTAAAACATTTGAAAGTTTTAAAACATCGTAGAAATATGTAGATATTTCAACATTACTCATTGAAAAATCAACTTTAGGATAGTGTTTGAATAATACACCGTTATATATCAATCTTTCTGTTTGAGTAGTTGAAGATATATTTATTTTTGAAGCAAATGAACCTAAATGGTTTGTTATAGGATATCTTGTAAGGAATACATGTTTATCTGCTGCAGCTCTATTAGCAGCTATAAACAATACATCTGTTATAGTCATATCTCTAATTATTTCAGTACCATCTTCTCTTTGTAATTTTATTTTATAATATATTGGATATGGTTGTTCCTGTCTTAATGGTATTTCTATTTTCTTAAATCTATCATCATATGTTCTAGTAAAGTTATCCATCATCTTTTTAAAATAGTCATCACTGTAATAGAAATTGAAATCTAATAAGTCAGCAGTACCTGAAAGTTTCTTATTATATTCCGACAAGTCTTCTATTTTATATCCTAACATTTCATACTGTTCATTAAAGAAATTTCTTAATTCATGTAACATGAATGGGAAGAATAATGTACATATCATTGATACAGGAACTGCACAATGTGTAAAACTAACTATATTATCATCATATCTATTTTGTCTAAATTCAGGTGCTGCTATAACTGCACGAACACCATAATCTATAGTTTTACCTAATAATGATTTTCTTATTAACCCATTTTTCTTTTCTAATTTATGTTTAAAGTAGTCGTATATCTCTACTAGTGTATCTTGAACTTTCCCTTTATTTGCACTAGTCATAAAAGAGAATTCGCTAGTAGCGGCTACCATATTTGCAAATCTTAATAACTTACAATATAAATCAGTTAATTCATTATGAGAAACTTTACCACTATCAACATTTTGGAAGTTAACATCACGGTAAAATGCTGGAATTACTATCCACCTTTTTACAAATAAAACATTTTTTCCGTACGCTTCTATAAGACTAATCCTTTCATTCCTTACGTTTGAATCATTTCTTTTAAACTTTATTTTTTCCCAGTTTTTATATAACCATGCACATCCATTACTTCCATTTTCGTTTTCTACAATTTGACCATCTTCTGTTATTATAAAATTTCTAGTTCCTTTAACAACAGCTTCTATTTTTCTATCTAGTCTTAGTAATATTTTATATATGTATGGATGTATAAAATAATCGTGTAAACTTATGTACGCATAATTTTCTCTTCTTTCTTTTGAAGTCATCCCAAATATTTCCAATGAAAGCATACCATCTGGTGTTGGTACATTTCCAGCTTCGAATAGAATAGGATTCGTAACTTCTTTGCCTTCAAGACCATTTGTGCGTATAAGGCGTTCTACGTCCATCAAATCTATTTTCATAAATCTCTTCCTCACTTTCATAATTATTAGTGACCGATATTTCAATACGATTTTCGGCATTATTGATTTGTACTGAAATCTCACTATCACTATTATTAATCAAGTCTCCAACAGGCTCAATCAAATCTATTATAACCGTTAATGAATCATTACATTCGTCTTGTATTAAATCTATATTATTTATATTATTTTCATCTATCTCTAATATTATATTATATATTTTCGTTATCTTTAAATAATGCTTATCGATAACGTCTAAAAAAGAGTCAGCTAATCCTAGTTGAATTAGCTGATTTATAAAACTATCTATCGGCATCATAAGAATCCTATCCTTTCAAAATATTTGGGATTCTCGGAATCAAATTCAAAAATCAACGCATTATTTTATTTCTCGCTGCCAATCTTTCTTGAGCTCTTAATTCTTCTTCTCTATATTTTTGCTCTTCTTCTATTTCTTTATTTCGTCTTTCAATTCTTGCATCTCTTAATGCAACTAACTCTTTATAAGATAATTCTTCTAACATAAAATATGCACTTGGACCACCAAACAATTCCATTATTTCGTCCATAAACTTAGAGATTCTCTCTATTCTATAGTCGTATTCATTGCTTGTTGGTACTTGTGAAAAAGGATAGTATCTAATTCAACCTCAACAGAATTCACATGATGTTTACATTTCATATTAGGGCAATTTATATCCATTAATCCGAACTTAAATTCAAGTCCTTCAGTTATTTCACCGATTTTTGTACTTAATATACTTATATCTTTAGCATTTAAACTGTATATTAATTTTATAACGTCTTCAGTATCATCTATTTCTAGATATGTTTCACCACCATCATCTGGATTTGGTACAAACATTCTAGCAACAGCAGAAGAAATTATTGTAGCTTGATTATATTTTTCGTCTAATTTATCTATGGCATTTACAGAATCGTATATGAATGAATAAGCATTTTGAACACCTATAGTACATATAAATTCAGAATCAGGTAATTGTATAGATTTTTCTGTATTTAATAAAGATTCTTCAAAACATTTTTTAGCCATTTCTTCTGTATGAGAATTGTCTGCTGTATATTTAACTAAATCAGCTAATTTTTCAGACATTTCTTCAGCTCTTAATAAACTTCTCATTTCATATTTATGTTCTATAGAACTTCTACATAAAGGACATGTTAATGGGAATGTATCTTCATCTGGGAATGTAGCACATAATATACCGTAAACTAATATATCATATTCTAATGAAGCTACATTATTTAAGAACGTATTGAAATCCATTTTTCCTATTGATGTAGATTCTATTTTAGAATGAATTAATGTCCATTTAGAAACTAATGTCATTACATTAACTTGGTCACCACTTATTAATCCCATTAATTCAAATGTAGAACATCCTTTCATAACCATAGTTAATCCAGATATTGGAAGAACTACTGTTGTATTTCTAACAGTATTACGTTTTTGTAATATTCTATCAGCTATACCAGTTTTAGCTTTTTTAGTTTTTATAGATTTAAGTTCTACAGTTTCAACTTCTTTTAATGTTATAGATTTAACTTTTTTCATTTTTTCTCTTTCTTCTTCTGTAAAGTTTATAACTTGACCCATTCCGGTTTTATCTATAACAACAACTGCTTCTCTATATCTTTTTAAGAAATCTTCTTGTTTTTCTGTACCATCATCCATAGACTCTTCTTGAGCAACGTTTTTAGGCTCTTCTACAGATAATGAATCATTGTCATCATAATCATCTAATGCTAGTGATTCATTCATTTCGGCTTCTTTTTTTCTTGCTTCTTCCTCTTCTTTTTTCTTTTGCCAAGCTTCAAATTCAGCTTTGGCTGCAGCAGTTTCTTCTTCTAATTCTTGAAGCGTTTCTTCTATTGAAGCCATTTGTTCAGCAGTTATTATATTACCTGGAGTTCCTCCACCTTTAATACCAGCTCTTCGCATTATTTCTTCTTCTTTCATTAATTGTCCATTATTATTTCCAGAATTTTCAACTTGTGATTCATCAACTTCAGATAATGTCATAACTTTATTAATATCATCTTCTAATTGATTATTGTTAACTTTAATATTATTTTGTGCTAATAAAGATTTTATATCTACTTTTTTATTATTTTCCATTATAATTTCCTCCTATTAATAAAATTCGATTTTTAATTTAACGATCATCGTCGACTAAAAAGTTGAACTCAAGTTCATTAAGTTCATTTCTATAGAATGCATAATAAATATCTTTTTCCACCTGAGAACTTTCGTCCACTAATAAAGGAATTTTAATTATCATAACATCTCTATTATAATCATCAATCATTATAGTAACGACGATGTCATCTTCTGATAAGTAGGATAATAGTTCCATACAGTTACTTGCAACTAACCCCTTAATCATTTCTGGGCTCACTCTATTCTGCATATCAGCTTGTATATATTGACCTATATTAACTCCTATTTCTGGCATACTTGGCATATTACCAGGTTTCATTAATAAGATGTTCAATATATAATTTACAAGTGAATCGGTTTCATTATATATCTTACTCTTCTGAAAATGATCTTTACCTATTCCTATATCCCTTGGTAAAGCCAAAATAATCATCTCCTTTGCTCATTATTTATTATAATATTGTAATTTTATTTGAATTTTATATACTGTAAAACTACCGTAAAAACAATCTCTTAAGATGAAATTTGAATAAAGAAGAAAGGTGGTATAATAATGTATAGATGTAAGATATGTGGTAAAAAATATACAGAACTTGCTGCTTTATATAATCACATCGAAAGTAAACATAGAGATATGATTCCTAAAGATATGAGTGTACAACAATATTACTATTATATGAAAACTGGTAAGATGAACGGTAACTGTGTAATGTGTAAAAAGCCTACTAGTTGGAATCATAATACTGGAAAATATAATAGATTTTGTGGCGATGAAAAATGTAAAGAAGAATATGTTAAAATAATGAAAAGTAGAATGGTTGCTAAATACGGAAAAACGCATCTACTTAATGACCCAAATAAACAAAGAGAGATGTTAGCAAATAGAAGTATTTCAGGAGTTTATAAATGGTCTGATGGGAAACATGAAACTACTTATACAGGAAGTTATGAATTAGATTTCCTAAAAACATTAGACGGTTTCTTTGATTGGGACCCAACAGATATCTCAATGCCATCTCCACATACATATACTTATAAATATGAAGGAGAAGATAAATTTTATATACCTGACGTATTTATACATTCGTTAGATTTAGAAATAGAAATAAAAGATGGTGGAGATAATCCAAATAATCACTATAAAATACAAGCTGTTGATAAACATAAAGAAGCTTTAAAAGATGAAGTAATGTGTTCACAAAAAGCTTTTCATTATATAAAAATAACTAATAAAAACTATGAGAATTTCTTTAGTTTCTTAAAAGAAATTAAAAGAGAATTTGAAAAATATGAGGATGAAAAGAAAATACCTAGAATATTTAAAATAGAAGATATTAAAGGAACTAATGTAAAACCTGTAAAAGAATCAGTTGAAGTAGTTGAAGAAGGTAATGAATTAATAGATGATATACAAAAAGGACTTGCTAAATTTGATAATTTTACTAAAGTTAAATATAGTGAAAGAGACATGTTCTTTTCATTACGATACGATTTAGCAAAAAATAATCCTAAAGAGATGCAAGAATATTTATCTAAACTTATTAATGCTGCACAATTTGAAGATGATTTACATTACGTTAGAAAAATGGCTAGAAAAGCAGACGATCATTATAGATTAAGACTTAAAAAGAATCCAGACTTTAAAGACGAATATGAAAAATATTACGATTGGTTTAAAAATGGAGGAATGGATAAAGATATTAAAAAGAAAAGTAAAAAGGTTATAAAAGAATCTATGGAAATAGTTGAAGAAAATATTTTTGTTTCAACTGACAATATAGAATTACATTTAGATAAATTCGGTCATTCTGAAAATGTTATGTATATAACTGGATTAGGAGGATCTGGTAAAAGTACTATAATATCAAAATATTGTAAAGAATACGGTGCTAATGCTTTAGAATTTGATGCTATAACTTCAGCATTAATAAAAGGATTAGAAAACTTAAATAGAAATAAAATACATCCAATTATAATAGAATATTTAGAAACACAAAACCCAAATAAACTAGATGGATTCTCAGATCCTAATTTTGTAACTGAATCAGTCAAATTCTTAGATTGGTTTGAAAGTAGAGTTAAAGGTGATAGTAAACTTTATATTATAGAAGGTATGCAATTATTTATATGCTTTGAACCAGAAAGATTTATAGGAAAGCCTATGGTTATAATGGGTACATCTGTAAGTAAGTCTATGTTTAGAAGTATTTGTAGAGTATATAAACGTAGCGAAGGTGATGTTATAAGAACATTCAAATTCTTCTTAAAAACTTTAAAGAGAATACCTATATTCCTTAAAAACGATAGACAGCTAAGCGATATGATAAATGTATTAGATGAATCTTATATAACAGATACTATGGAAGAATCTTCTATAAGTATACCTCAAATGAGTTATTACTTACAAAATCAATATGAAGAAGATATGAAAGATTATCTTAACACATATAAAAAATATTATAACCTCATGTTAAAAGAACAACCTGCAGCAGTTAAACATATTAATGAAGATATTAGAAAATGTTTAATAGTTATAGATGGGTTAGCTGATAAAGGTGTCGAAAACAATTTAGTTCAATTTGCTAAAGATGATTTAGGTGAAATAGTAAAAGCTGCTAAGAAAGGTAAACCTGTTAAAGTTATCGAATCTTCTAAATATATTGAAGAAGGTAGAATAAACGATAATATAGATAAATTCCTTATGTGGTTAGAAAAACCTAAAGAAAAATATAAAGGTGCTAATATAACACTATATCACGCTTCCGTTGATATTGATAGGGTTTATGGTAAAAATAAGTCTATAAACACGTGGAATGTTGGTGATGTTATAGAACCTGCAAGTTTATCTATAGCACCTGGTGCAACTTTATTTTCTAATCCTCGTAATGCTATATATTTCTGGGATAATATAGAATACGCTTATGAATGGGGGTTATATAGAGCTTTAGATGTTATGTTGGATGAATGCGACTATTTAACAAGACATGGTAAATGTATATTAGTAGGGAAAAATGAAGGTATGAGTGATGATGCTGCAGTAAAAACTATGATGAATTTTATAAAAACTGATAAACTATGTAAAAAATTAGGTTTATCTCATTTCTACGTTTATGAAACTGAAGTTAGTATTCATGACTTAGAAATTACTGGTATAAAATCAATACATGAATATACAGTTAGTAAACCTGTAACGATATTAAAAAAACAAAAAATTGAAATAACTGAAGACTTAATTCGTAAACATTGTATGTTTGCAGAGATTGGAAAACAATACAATCGAGTTCGTGATAGAGAATTGGAAAAAATATATTTTAATCGTGTACGTAATCCTATATTATCACCTATTTTAAAAGATGATAAAGACTATTTTAGAGGTAAATTAGCATCTTATTTAGACGATAACTTTGACGATCCTAAAAAAGAATTAAAAGATAATCGTAATAAATATAGACATAAATTGAATACATCTATGTTTAAAATAGATTATTTGGGTATCGATACTAAATTTGAAAGTACTGGTCTTGTTGAAGATATGGTTAATATAGACGATTCAACTAACGATATAAATTCTATAACTGTTCAAGATGATAATGTTAGTATATCTAATGTGGTTGAATGTAAATTAGTTTATAATAATCCTAATAGTAAACAATTATTCTCTCTTACAGATGTTAAGAGTCAGCTTATAATAGAAAATTCATATGTAGTACAAAGAGATAAAGTCGGAACTCATTGTTCTGTAAGCCCTGTGTACACTGATCTAGAAGAAGAAAATGTTTTAGAATTCCAATTAGTTTTAAATGAAGGAGTAGATATTCATACACTAAATAGTAAATTATCAGAAGGTGTAGTTATAGCTAGTCTACATAAATTCGACGATGATAGTTTTAGATTTATCAAAGAATCATGTTTAAAATTATTTGGCGTTTATCCTAAGGAAATAAAAATAAAATAGGAGGTGTTTATATGCAGGAGTTTAATCAAGAAATTTTAGACACTATGAAAAAACAAGTTAAAAACATTAAAAGTGTTTATGAAGTATGTAATTATTGTAAGGAAGGTAATAAGATAGCTAACGAAGAGTATCTTATAAAATATCCAACTCATAAAACTTTACTTTCTTTATTAGAAAGAGCTGTTACTATATTAGAATCAAATATAATTAATGAATATAATGAAAGTATAGTTGAAAATGTACTAAATGATATAGAGTTCTTTATAGGACAAAATGTTTTAACTGAATCTCATGTTAAAAGATTATTGTTAGGTCCTATGACTCTACAAAGTCTTCCTTTATTTAAAAAGAAAACTGAACCTATAAGAGATAAAATAATAGAACTTTACAATTGTGAATCGTCTATTTATTACTATGAATTCGATGAATTTAAAGCAGAGATGCCTTTTAACTATCAACGATTAGAATCTTACATGAGATATAATAAAGTTGGTTATGAGGAAGAACTTATAGACTTTGAATTTAACGGTGACTATGTAAAGGAATCGTATTCGTTCGACATAGATGAAAGAGCTATTGATAATATAAATAGTAAATACGGAACTTTAGAAAGTATTAATATAATAGATAAATTTAGATTAGAACAACATGGAATAACTCCTATAATAGAACATAATAATCAATTTATACATTATGTTAATGGAAGACAATATAACGTATACAAAGTTAAAAATGAATACTACATGATTACTGAAGCTGGTAAAGGCTTTAAATCATATAAAGTTACAGTAAAAGATGAACCTGTGAATATAACATTAGAATCTTTATATGGAAGGAAGTGATTTAAATGGAAAACATATATGATATAATTAGAGAACAGGAAAAAATATTTGATCAAGAATATAAAGCTATACAAGAAGGTCAAAATGAAATATTATTGATAGAAAAGACTGCTGTAGTTACACTAGAAGAATTAGTTTACAATAACCCTGAAAAGAAAAAACTTTCAGTTTTAATGGAGGAAGCAGAAACTAATGAAATAGTTAAAACTCAAAGTCTTGTGGAAAAACTTAAAGAACAAATGCAAAGAGTTATAAACTGGATCATGAACATGTTTAAACATTATGAAAAGTTATTTCAAGAAGGAGCTAATTTTGTTAAGAATAATGATTTAAATGCATGTATGAATAAAATAAAAGCTAAACAAATGGATGTTAATGTTACTTGGCATTCTCAAAAACCACCATTCCAAAGAATGCAAACAACTTGCTTAAGAGGAATAAATTTTGAAAAATTTGTAACTAAACGTATGAGAGGAAATAGTAATGCTGTTGGAGATGCTTCAAATGAACATTTAGCATCAGGTGATAAAACTGAAAATTATTTAGCATCGTTAATG